AATATTTCAAGCAAATAGACAAGCGGTGTTTTATCAGTATCAAATTGTCTTTTAGTTAGAGTGATATTGGTTTCTTTAACGGTCCCATGAAAAAAGTAAACCGTTGGCAACGTGAATGAACTAACAATTATTGCAGCGCTACCACTTAGAGTAATCACACAGCCCGAAATCGAACTTACGGTGTAATTGTTACTGCCTATTGATAGCACAATGCTTGGTTGAATCCATTTAACATCATCAACGGTAATGGTATAAACGCCCGCGCTTGGGTTAGTTGTTGCCGTAATAGTTACGGTCTTATTAACCGCAGTTAGTACGCTGCTTAAGTAATCTATTATATCTGTTTTATACATCATAATATCGCGCTGTATTTAGGTGCTAATTGTAAACCATCGTACTCAGGATATGTTGCCGCGTTCACGTGAATGTAGTATTGAACCGCCTCCCAATCGGATATGATTCCATTGTGTCTAATCTCGCCCATACGCGCTGCACTCTCTCCCGTCATTACTATACCTACATCGCCCAAAGACTTAGCAACACCGCTCTGTGAATGATGCGCTTGAGTACCTTGCACGTATAAGCAATAGATAATACCTTTCAATATTTCTTTCATTCCTCTACTTTCGAATATTCTACCCTCTGTATAAAACTCACCCACTAACGAAACACCGTTATTTAAGCCACTTACTTGAATTGCCAATGGATTAAACACATTAAGGTATCTTGCACCAACTGGTACGTTATTTACTACCGTTGCAATAAACAAGTCGCCAAGCGTTAAGCCTAACAATTTACGAATGTAGGTCTTTTCAAACTCATCAATATAGGCTTGCAATATTGGTGTTGTGTATGTTGTTTGAGCGATGTAATAAAGCCCCGTAAAGTCTGTTGTTTTAACTAATATTGATGCCATAATTATAAATTTATCTTTAAAAAAAAGGTGGGTTTTTTACCGCCCACCTCCAAACAAAACAAACAAAGCGTTTTTTAGATTATTTCAGCAATACCTTTCGCTACTAATAACGAAGCAATATCACCGCTTTCTTTATATACTTCACCTTTTTTAAGGTGTTGCGTATCTTTGATTATTTTAATTGATACGTTGCCAGTAATAGCAGCAACTTCTGCAACTTCTATAACCTCTACTTCTTTTACTTTCTTAGCCATTTTTTATAGTTTAAAAATTAAAGGGGAGAGTATGAACCCTCCCCCATTAACTATGCGTTCAACGCTGTTTTCGCAGTTGTGAATGAACCAGTAACCAAAGATAACACTCTGTTAGTTGGAATGTAGCAAACTAATCTCATCTCAGCTAAGATAGTGATTAAGTTCTTAGTGAAATCATCGTTTTCATGACCCATTGAGATAGTAGCATCTTGTCTCATTCTCACGTTAACTTGAGAGAAATCACCAAGTAAGAATGTGCCAGCTGTAATACCAGTGTTTTTAATAACTGGGATACCAGCGAATGTAGTAACACCATTGCTCACTACGAATAATGAAGGTGCAACATAACCGTTATCAGTTGCCTTAGTCAATTCCATGAATGTAGCATCTGTTGGATGCAATACGATTGCAGAAGGTAAGTAATTTGCAGCCTCAACTTGGTTGATTGCAGTACGCAATACATCGAAGTTGTTAGCAGCAGTTCCAAACGTACCAGCAAAAGAACCAGCAGCATAAGTAGTTGATTGAGTAATGATACCATTCAAGTTCGGCGTAGTACCGTTACCGCTTAATACACCGCTATCAGCTTTCAATGCAATAAGTTCAATTAAGTTGTTTCTGATTTCTGCCTCCATAAAAGCAACATCATCTAACATCTCCATTGATACTTTAGTGTAAGCCGTTACTTTCTCTACTTTAGCAGATTTTTCGTTTACATCGAAATCTTCTTGAGTTTTAGCAGCACCTTCCGCAGTCATGCCAGCTGTATTCGGGTCGTTGTTAGCCATTTCAGCCCATTGAACGTACATTTTATCCGTTCTTCCGAAGTTAGTAAGGTCGATGATAAAAGGTCTTCTTCTCTTAGTTGTTACCAAGCCAGTTGAAAAAGAAGCTAATTGATAAGGAATTGAGTTAGTACCAACAGCATCGATGTTAGCAGTGGTCATAGTACCAGCAGCCTTAACGCTCATCTGTGCGCTAAACCCTTTTTTCTTCATGTTTGCGCCATTCTCTTTAACGATTGCTTTGTAACCGTCAACGAATAAGTCAGCAAGTGATTTGTAAGATTCTGTTTTTTCAGAAGCTGCTTCGTTAGCTGCTTTCAATTTAACAATCTCACCGTTCACTTCGCTTTTCAATTCTTCTTTAGCTGCTTTAACTGCCTCTAATTCGGCTTTTAAACTTGCTACTTCGTTTAATGATTCGGCTTTCACCGCATCAAGTTTTTTACCAACTTCAATGTTGATAGCGTCAACTAACGCTTTTTGGTCTTGTGCTTCCATTTTTTAGAAATTTAGATTTTTAATAATTGAGTTAATGTCGAATTTTGGTTTTATCGGTTCGCTTGATTTTGCTTCGCTCGGCACTTTTGCAAGTGTGGACTTATCAAAGGTTTCTGCTACTTCAATCTCTTTTAGTATTTGCTTGAATTGTTTAATCTGCAGTTCAAACGTGCTTAACATTTCATCGCTTTGCATTCCGTTTTTAACCGTATGTTCAAGTTGATTTAATTTGCTTACAAGTGCTAAGGTCATTGATTCCTTGCTGCCGCTTTTAACTCCCAAGAATGGAGTAAGTGAATTTGCACCAAAGGCAACAGTTGAACCCTCGAATAGGTTTATTTCTTTAACTAAATAAAGATACCCGTATTTTTCCGCTTCCTCAGGGTTAAGTAATTTGCTCACTACTTCATTCCAAGCAACGGGATTCTTTTCCGACTCTATTAAAGAAAGTTGATTGTACTTGAAACCGATTGAGTGATTGTCGTATATACCTTCCTTATAATTGATGAGAGTATCATTCCCAAGTGTTGTATTGGCAATCTTAGACTCAAAATAAATACCAGTAATTCCATTCTTTGTGGTTTCTTCCAGCACTTGTAACTTACCTACTAAGGTCGTCAAGTCGTGGTTCAATGCGTGTTTAATCTTCGCAACCGCTGTGCTATTAACACCGCGTTCTTCGATTGACTTCTTAGCAGCGCCCATTATTAACACGTCCTTATCTGAATCGAAAAAGTTATAAGAATTGAAGAAGCCCGTAACTATACGGGACGATGTACTAACATCTAAAATATTTGCATCAGCACTTTTAACAGAGTAATGAGCCGACTTTTTATCGACTTCACTTAGTATATGTTTTTTCGCTTCTTCCATTTCTTTTCAAAAATAAATACAAAAAGTATTCGCAATTTTTTTTCTTTAATTGATATGATGGTTTGCCTCCTCTACACCTCGCTTCATTACATCGCTTAATATGTTCACCGCAACATCACGACTTATCTCTCCATTTAACACCGCTCTATTCAAAGTAATGATTGTATTTACATTGATGCTGTTTTTTTCTGCTTCTGTTTTCTCGGATTGTTCTTCTTTTTGTTTGTCCTCTTGCAGCACTGGCAAATAAGAATAATCAGCAACTAAGTAAAGCCCTTGTTTCTCTAAACCAAAAGCATTGTTTAAGATGCTCATTAAGTCATCAGCTTGAGGTTGTATAGTGTTTTGGTAAGTTGCCTTTAGTCCGTTGTTCTTATTCTCGAATGTTGCGCCCTTAGTGCTTGGGAACAAATCTCTATCAGCGCCGTAAGCTGCGCAAATGCTTTGAAAGTCGCTCTCGATGCACTCTAATAACATTAAGTCTTTCATCGGGAAACTCATTGGCTGCCACTTCAAAGAACTATTCGTGATAATCTTTCTTTTTTGCCCGTCAAAGATTCCGTAGGTGCGGTCCATTTCGCGTGTTATCCTATCGCGTTCTTCTTTGCCTAATGGTATTGCGCCACCATCTGCGCTCGTTTCGTTTGTTAGTATACCTTCTGCGCCTCGTTCAACTATCAGCACGTTTTCACTCTTTAGTGCGCCAATTATATTGGACAAAGGCAACTGCAAAGAATCTACTTTACTTATTGAGGTTATTAAATTACCGCCCACTCCTTCATTCTTATATATCATGTCGCTGGGCGACACGTTAATATAGGTCGATTGGTCGTAAACCTTATAGGTCTTTATAATTCCATCAATCGTGCTTTGGCTGTAAAGTTTACCCGTCGGCACTACCTCAACATCGCTTGGAAGTAAGTTCCACATGATTGAAGGTAACGCGCTCGGAAGCCCTTTAATTTGATATATAAAAGCGTTGCCGAATACAGATTTGAAAACGTAATACTCAAATAGAAACTCCTCGAATGAGCGCAATGGGTTAGGCTTTCTTAATAGGTCTAATACTGGGTGATTCTCTATTTGTTCGCCCGTTTTTTTTTCGTATAGTTTTAACTCCATGTTTTTAAACATATCAGCTAAAACATTGATAACAGATTGGAAGTGTGGAATGGTCTTATATATTTCTAACTTGTTTTGGGTGTCTATTAGTATAGGGTTTTTGCGGTCGTAAATAGACTGAGTGTACATGCCGTTAATACTATTAAATCCAAATATTTTAGCGACAATATTAGAAACGTAACTCATAGATAATTTTTTTTAAAATTAAGTATTAAATTAATTGCCAAATTTTATTCTAAGATATGCGGAAGCATCACCTCAATAAACCTACCGAGCCCAGCCATCGAATCGGGCGCATCATCGTGTTTGCTCTTGCCGTCTTTTTTGTACTCGTATATCTGTTGCATCATTGCTCTATATTCGTCTGTTTGCTTTGCTGGGTTAACGTACATGAATCTATTCTTGATAGTGTGGTAACTCATTAAAATACGCGTGTGTTTGTTTTGGGTGTTCTTAACGCTTAATATCTTATCCTCTTGGACCGATTGCCTTAGTAATCGAATGAAGCCGCCCCCTTGATTGTTACCCTCTACTCTCGTATAATCAGCGTTCAACTCTTTAATCTTCGCCACCACCATCGGACACGTTATGTCTATTGTGTCCTGAGTAAAGATAGCATCTGTAATATAGATTTGATTGCCGTATATTTTGGCAAATACAGCGCATAGGTAATCGCTTCCTTCATCGGCAACATCGACATAACCAAGTACGCTGTCGGGCTTATGCTCAGGCAATGTTTTGAAGTATCTAAAAGTATCTTCAACAAACAACGCACCCTCTAACCTACCAAGCCATTGACCTAATACAACGTGGCAATAGTGGTTAAAGTCTATTTTTCTCATCTCTTCCACATCTTTAATAAACGATGCAGAAAGGTTATTGATGTTATCTAAGTAGGTACTATGAATGTGCAACACATCAGGGTGGGTGGTTGTTTCTATTTGCACTCCATCAATCTCTATAAATGATAAATGCTTTTCAAAAAACTTTTTGTATATCCAATGCTTTTTATTTGATGGATTGAGAACCATTATAACCCTATTCTTAGCTTTGTTAGTTCTTATCGATAGGTTTATCTTATCAAAGATGCTTTCATCTATTAACTCTTCTGCTTCATCTAATACCCACGTTGTAACATCGGCAATACTTTTTAGGTTAGCTGTTTGATTGCCCGAACTTGTTTTGATGCCTCTAAAGATTATTTCGCTACCAGTAACCTTGTTTGTTATCTCTGTTTTGTTTACGTGGAAGTCTTCCTCTTTATTCATCAGTTCAATCTTATTGGTGAACTCAGGAATAATAGATATTTCAGCACTTGACATTGTATATCGAGTAAACAACACTCTGTGCCCTTGCTCATACGTTAACAAACACATTGCTGTATTTGCGTGAAAAGATTTACCGCTACCCCTTCCGCCCGTTATGATGATATATCTTTTATCGGTAGTGTATAATTCTTTGTATTTCTTATTCTGTTTTATCATCGTCCGCCCATTCGTGAAATGGCTTACTATCTGTCATATTAATATCCTTGCCGTTTGTGGTAACGTCTGTCTTCTTAGGTATGAAGTAAGGGAATAGGTTAGTTAGTAATCTTAGATAGTTTACTGAGTCCTCATTTCTTACATCAGCTAACGCCTTTTGGACGTGGCATACTTCGCCCTCCATTATACTAATAAACAATTCTCTCGCGTCTTGCGTGATTTTGTTTTCAATTCCTTTTTCTCTACCGCCTTTTTTTTTATGTCCTTTCTCAAACTTAGCCATATCACTACTTTTCACTATTATAGTGGACTTCTCAATGCAACCCCACACTTATAACAAAATACCTCAGCATGGTCTATAATAGACTCGCACACTATGCACTTTATTGTTGTTAACTCTACCATTCTGTTATTGTGTCATTTGTAAATTCAGTTGCCAACGGGTATTTGCTTTTTATCTTATCAATAGCCTCGTCAAGGTTTTGAGCCTTCACCAGCTTGTCAATAAACATTCTTTTGTCGCCTATGTAATCGAATGATAGTAAATAATAGTTCACTTTGTTTTATTTTTAATTAGCTTCTTATACTTATAGCACAGCGTTTCTTCTTTGCTGTTCTGCCTATTCTGAACTTCCTTTAACGCTTCTTTAATGATGCCAGCGTAATATTCCGCTTCTTTACTTTTCATCTTTTGCTAATAAATGATGTAACGAAATAAGCGTGTAAACTGCTACCCCTACCTTCCAGTTAGTAAGATAGCATAAAGATATTAACGAACCTATTAAGGCTACAAATAACACCGTCTTAACTACTGCTTTTAATTTTCTGTTCATCCTATCTGTTTTAACACCTCAATAAAGTAAGGTCGTTTATATGTTTCTCGTTTCGCTTGTATCACTTTCAATTTATTAATCGGGCAGTCTATCATCCACCATTTGCCCCGACCGTAAAATCTTTGTTTTAATACGTGCATCAAATCGCATTCCTTAGGGATATTGTAAATATAGAACTTGTCCCTAATATACTCGTAATACTCACTAACCTTCTCTCTCGTCATATCTTCAATGCAATCATTAAGCATCTTGTCAATTAGAACTCTTTTCTCTGCATCGAAATTCCCGCTCATTCGTTTGTTTGTTTTTACGAATTTATAAAAATTTCTTCATTCGGCAACGGTATGTAAATATTAAACCATTCTTTTGCAAAACTTCTTATCTGTTCGTGGTATTGTTCCTGTTCAAATTTGCTGTTCTTAGTGGTGCTTTTAGGAACTATTATAACCTCTCCCGTTTCTTCGTTAATCAATTCCACGCTGTTGAACTTCATCTTCATTATCTCGTGAACCTCCTCAATGGTAAACACTTCACCGCACGTTTCATAGAACTGCATTTTAACTAACGGATAAACACAGCCCCATAAATACGCGTTCTGCTCGTTGCTACGCTTCCTTTTTTTCTTTTCAATGGTTATGGTTATCTCTTTACCTTCAAATTGTTCAAAGGCTTTCGATATGCTACCTTTATTCGTGGCGCACTTACCGTCAATCACCTTGCTGTTTACGCTTGCTTTCAATTCAATTTGCTTAGTATTTCTAACTCCAAGATGTCTTTCACGTCCTCGATGTATTCTTTTAGTTCGCCTTTGGCCTCTCCGGTACGAAGAATATTCAATAAGTATTCAGCTGGTACATCGCCTAACTCCCAGCCTTCATAATTGCCAAACGGCATCAAGTCGTAATCGCCCATTTTAAATCAATTTTATCCCTATTATTTTACAAATGTCTTCAATGCTTTCAACTTTATCGACTTGACCTAGCCAGCCGTCAAAAAACTTTTGCTCACCTTCTGTTAGTCGCCTTGCGCTTTTCGGCTTGCTTCCATCTTTAATCTCAAAGGCATAGTTCTTTTTTTCATAGCCCACTAAAATATCAAAGCAGTTTTTTAGCTGGTGAGTATGCAACACCGTTACACCTAACCGCCTTAGCTGTTCAACAATTTGTTTTTGGTTGCTGTCTATTCTCGCAATTCTTCGCATTCATCAAACTTATAATTAAATCCAATGAAACGCAAATGCTGAGGTCTGTTTGCTGCTTCAATCATCGCATCGTTTATTTGCTTGGCTTTGCTTTTCCACTTTAAATAGGAAGTTACCACGTATCTATTCCCTATATGTATCTCTGTGTCGATGTGCGGTTCAATTCTAAAGTTAGCCACGTTCAATTCTAATTCACTCGCTATGAATCTCGATGCTGCGCTTATCGTTGGGCATACCATTTGAAGGTGTCTTTGTTCACCTACTATTCGGTAGATGTACGTTGTTCTTTCTGCTGCTTTCATGCTTTTAATTTTAGATTGTAAAACTTAACTTTTGATTTGAATACTGTTGTTGGTCGGGTGCGGAAGTAGTAGCCGGCTATCATGTCTCCATTAGGTCGGCATTGCATTTTTGCATTGTTATATCTCCTTAATCGAATCCACGAATTTTGCGCCTTATCTGTTTTGTCTAGGTAATCATACACGGCTTTAAACCCAACAAAAGGCTTTCCGTTTACCAGCGTGCCGTTTGAATCGTAAACGTACACTAACCTTAAATCTTGTTTTTCCATTGTGTTTGTTTGTTTTTGATTAATACTTTAACCTCATCAACCTTGCTAATCGGTACACGAAAAGCGATGGTTGTTGTTTTCTCGTTGTATTGTGGTTTAGCACCCGAACCTTGCCGAGTGCCTCCCCATTCTTTTTTGTTTGTCATGAATTAAGAATGAAAATAAGAAGATAGTTCAGCAGCAGCAAATTGATTTCTTTGCCCGAAATTATGAGAATTAAAATAGTTTTTAATTTCAGGTAGTTGGTTATTGCTAATTGCCCAATTTTTAATTCCTTCAAGTCTTTTAGATTGTTCTTCCAGTTCTAATTCGTCAGCTTCGCAACCGTTAAACACGTTTGTTTTTAAAGTAATAATGTTATTTATCACTCTTATCGCTGCTACTCTTTGTTCTGCTATTGTTTTCATATTGTTTGTTTTAAATTGTTCTCAAACAGTCCCTCTAAATCTTACATTGATAGTTAAACACTCCCACACTCTTTCGTTAAATCTCAATTTACCATTCCATTGATAGTAAACTCCATTTTCATCTGTACATTCGGTTAAGTAGCCAAGTTCTTTTGCTTGTTCAAATGCTTGTAATCTTACGCCATCAACCATATTTTCTTTGTCATTTACACAAATAATTCTCCAAAGCCTACCACAGTCAGTAATTAATTTAGGCTCTAATATTATTGGGGTGTTATAAGAAAATGACCTTTTTTTACCTTGTAAACATTCGTCAAAATCATCTGTCCCAGCCTTTATTTTAGCCTCGTTTAAGTCTTTTGATAAGTTCTTGTAGTAAGTAGCGGTTATCCTATTGTAAGATGCACCAATCCCCAAGTTTATTAAATCGCTTTGTATATCCCAAAGCGTGTAAAATGTACCTCCAAATCCTATTTTTTTCATATCGTTTGTTTTAAATTATACCCAAATATAGCACCTTTATTTTGATTTGCAAACTTTTTCATAATTATTTTAAATTATTTTTTGTAATTCGTCAAATATTGAAGTTTGATTTACATTTTGCTTTTCTATTATTCCTCTTGCTGTATTGAAAATTGTTTTTCCCACTTCGTAATCAACAAGATTCCTAGCAATTTTTATTTTCGTTTGCTCTCCTTTATACGAGTCTATATTTATTTTATGAAACTCACATAATTTTTCAAACTCATTATTACACCCCCCAATAAGTCCTTTTCCTTCTTTTCTCTCACCCGTATCATTTGGTAGTCTAAAATTAGTCCAATATAAATGCCTGCCTCTTTTCTGTGCGGGAATTAAAGGCTCATAATAAGGTATAACATTCTCAACAATATATCTCCCAGCAAAATGATATTCTAAAAAAATAACCTCTTGGTAAAGCATCATGTTTGGATATTCAGGTTTATAAAAATCCTTATTTTTTTGAGTAAATCTAACCCTTGAATGTGTTGGGCATGGTGGTGAACTCCATATAAAATCAAATTCTTTATAGTGGTCTAATAAGTACTGGTGTGCATCTGCAATAATAACCGTATCATTTGGAAATCTCTCTTGGTACATTCGTGCAAGTTCTGGGTCAAGTTCAACCGCTGTTACTTCGCAATCAGTCCACTTGTATCTGTTTCCGCCTAAGCAGGCATATAAATTAAGTACTTTCATAATTATTTTAAATATTTTTTAATCTTCGTGTATTCGTTGTTGAACTCAATATAAGTTAAATCACTACAATCGTGGTCAATATAACCTTTTACTATCTCGATAAACTTTTGCCTTCTCTCAGGTGCCACATAAAGAGTAATATCGAAAACCTTACCTACTTCCATCGTTTGGCATAAGTTCCAAATCTTTTTTTCATAATCCGTATCGGGCCACATAATTATCAATTTGCGTTTTTACATTATCATTCTGTTTCATCAAACTTAAATTAAACCTCTCTAAGCGCTTATTTTTATCGAGTAGTGTAATTATATCACTTGGATTCATATCGTTTATTAGATACTCTCTTTTTGCCTTAGAATGGATTTTATCAATGTAATCTTTATACGATTGAATTCGCAAAGCCATATTTTCCCAATTATTCTTTTTTGCTCCAGCTGATTTTTTCGCCATCATTTCGCAAAGTGCCAAGTCGAATGATAAATCAATCATAACCTCCTCTTTAAATAAATCATTGAGGCTATCGGTTTCTCTCTCCTCTGCTATCTTAGAACGGGAAAGGGTCTGCATCCGCTTGAACGCTCTCAGTTTCAAATTTGTCATTTTTTACATGGTTTAAAGTTGATAATGTTTGTTGTACTGGTGTTGTTTCAAGTACGTTATTGCCTCCAATGGTGAATTTACAATAGTCTTGCATCGTGAATAGTAGTGGTGCTTCTCTCGGTGTAACACTCCCACCCGTTAATGTTTCTTTAACTTTTCGTACGTGTACCTCAGTTACATTGAACGCTGTTGCGTGTTGCGTCATACGGTGAATGCTTATAAAATCATCGGCTCTGTTAGCAAACTTTTGCCCTCCTTCGGTATCGGCTTTTTCGGGAGGCATCAAATGTCCTTCGTTTACGTGGTCTTTTGGGAACTTTTTTCTCGCAGCCTCAGTTACCAAGTGCGTATTGACATATAAACTTTTGTGTGTCTGCTTGCAGAAGATACGCATCAAAGCGCAAATCTCATAATCTTCTTCGTGCTTGTTATTACCAAGCCCCATCCCTTTAAGTGAATTGTACGGGTCAATAAGTAAACCGTTTGACTTCGTGCCGCTGCTCACTTCCAATATCTGTTTTGCATCAAATAGTTTATCGTTGCGGACAAAATTAAACATTTCGCTCATTTCATCATACGTTCTATGCAACTGCATTTCAGGTATCTTAAAAATATTGATGCCAGTTAAAAACTGCGCTATCTTAACTTTCAATGAACCTATTGAATTTTCGGCTGAAAATATATCCCACTTCAAATTATATTTTTTACTTAGCACACAGAAGTACCATAATATCCAATCTGTTTTACCCACGTTATCATGCCCGTTAATAAATACAAGTTGCTCAGGCTTATAAGCTAAATGCTGGTCAGCTACCTTGTCGCCAATACCAAGCCCTCTTTTTATCGCACCGCTTCTTAAACCTTCTACAAATGCGCGCCCCTCTGATGGCTCAAAGATGTTTTCTGCTGCTATTAATTTACTCATACTTCTTCGTGTTTACCAAAGTTAGCCCAAGGCGCTGGGTTATTGCTTAACGGTACTTCAGCCTTTTTAGGCGGGTTTTTTTTAAGCCAGTTAGCAAAATGCTTTTTAACTTCTTCTGCATCCTCTCTCGGGTTTTCGATTAAATTCTGTATTGCAAAAAAATCTTTTAATGAAAGTGCTATTAGTTCCCTATTGGTTTGATGCTTCATAATTAACGGGTCAATCCATTGCTTGGAACTTAATAAATAATTCCAAAGTTGTTTTGACTTCTCTCTTTTGTCTTCTTTATTAATAATAATAGTATTATTATTTTCATTTTCCATATGAGAGCTCATATGACCTCCCTTATGACCTTCTTTTTTATGGTTGTTTTTCGTGTGTTGATTAGTCCCAGTTATGTTGTTTCTCCTACTCGCAGTAAAGGTTTTACGCTTTTCCTTTTCCTCATCTAACCTAACATTATAATATAGTCCGTTTTCATCTTTTATAAATTTATGCAAAAGTTTATCCAAATTTTGACCAACCATATGACCCATCATATGTGAGGTCATATGACCTCTGTTAAATTGTAGCATTAACAATTCCATGTATGCGCCTTTTTCTTCAAAAGTCATTCCGAGAGTTCCTCCTAACCAGTCGTTAGGGTAAAATAAAAATGCTGGGTCTTTAGCCATAGTAAAATATAAACCTCCTCAGGAACTGGCGGTGAGGTGGTCGAATACCCATATACCAGTTGCCCGATTCGGTTGTTAAATAATTTCTTAGTGATTTTCGACCTTTCACCTAAGAGATGCACAAATATAGCAAATTATTTAGATTAATTCACCTTCTTTTATATTCTCATCAAAATAAATATCCTGCACCGCATTTTTATTCGTGCAAAGTTTTACCCCGTTGAAGAACTCTATTAAGTAATGTGTCCTATCCTCTTGCAGAATAGTAACAAGTTCGCGCTGCTTACACCAGTATCCCTTTTTCATAGTTTATAGTTTATTAAAGTATTCAAGTTGTTCATGAAAGTAATCGTTTGCCAGCTTTATTTTAGATAGCATCAATTCAACATCTGCAGGAACTATATCCCACGTCTTAGTGAATAAACCAAAGTCATTCGGCACTCTACTATCAAACCAGCACAAAGTACACTTAGACGCGTTGCGAAGGTATGCATCACTTGTAATTTGCCAATAACGATTTGCCAAATTTTGTCTAATGCTGTCCGCACTTTCAGCTAAACGAATCTCAGTTAAATGGTTAGCTGTGTTCAAGCATTTCACTTCCAGCGCAGAATCAATCTCACGAATCCAACCATCGCCCGAACCACCGTAGTTCATACCTTCGATATAGATAAACTTGGTTTCAAGTATTTCAAAGTCGCACATTTTAGAAAGCCATTTTTTGGCTATTGGCTCATTATCCACACCCCATTGCATAGCCTTATTAACTGGCACCTCCTCAACAATTCCCGTTAAACTTTCAGCAACTTTCTGCATGATGTACGTTTTAGCACCTTCGCTTAAAGTTTCCGTTTTCTTTTTAGGTTCGCTCATTAGTTTGTAAATCTCCGATGAAGTAAACAAACCTAAACGGGCAGCGTGCCACTCAGGGCTACGCTGTTCCGCTTCTACTATTATTCTTGTGTCCATTTTGTTTGTGGTTTAGATTGAATGTTAGTAATATCTATCACTTCCTCGTGCGTCATTATACCCATTGACACCTCAGGCGCAAATTGACGCGTAAAGAAAGCAGCAGCGCGATAACGCATCATTAACTGAGGCATTGTTTTCCATTTGCTGCCAGCTTTATCAATCCACTTTTCAGCGTGTGCCATTTCCATAGTAACCCATACGCCTTCTACTTTGTCGCCCGTTGCTAAGTCAATCGCTACACCTCTACATCTACCTCCGTTGTTTTCATCTTCTTCAAATCTAAGCGGTGAGAATTTACGGCTCGCGTTTAAAGTTGCAATAAGAAACTGAGAACTCCACGAAGGTTTGCCATGCACAATGTATAAGTTCTGCATAACCATTAACTCACTCGCGCCTATTCTCTTTGCTACATCAATAGCAATAAGGCAGTTACTAATATTTCCCTTGTATTGCACTGGTACAAGATCGCTAACACTTAAAGCCTTTGCTACTCTCATCGCGTGCTCAAAGCCTTCTTTATTGCCAAAGGTACTTAGTTCACCGCCCTGTTGAGGTGCTGGGTGCAATGTTATATTGCTTTCTGTTTGCTCACCTACTTGGTGCGCTTCTCCTTCATTCACCAATTCAATGATTGGTTCAATGTTGGCATCTGTGATTGTTGTTTGTTTGTTTTCCATTTTGTTTGATTTAGTAAATTTTTAATTTCTCGACTTGTTTATTGTAACGATCTTTTAGCCTTTCCAGCACCATCATTTGAATCTTCTCCTGATGCTCTATTGACTTTTTAAAGCTATTGTAATTCTGTTTAGCAATTTTCTGCTGCACCCATCGGATGTCGAAATCAATTTGACCTATCGTGTCAATCGTTTCTTGAATTTTACTTTTTATCATTTGTTTTACGTTTAGCAATGTTTATATTTTCCTCGCTTGCTTCTATAAAGTTCACCCCGTCAATAGTGGTAACGGGAAGCCTCCGCGTTTCGATTAAATAATAGATGCGCACTGGTGATTGATTCACCAGCCTTGCGAAGTTTGCTTGTTTTAAAAGTTCTTTTTTTGCCATTTTAGTAATTTTTTTTATTGGTTTAAAATTAAGTTCAATGAGGGGTATGGTATCTGTCCTATTTACATTGTGTCAGGTTCGGTGAAAGCTACTATCTCTGTTCTCATCTCTTACGAGAGTGCAGATTGGTTACTGTGTCGAGAAGACATTGCTTACTACTCACATTGCATAGTCCCGTTCCTATTTCATTATCGCTAGTTTGCGACACCGCTACGAATAGTGATGGTTTTCATTTTCTTATTACTTAAGACAACCGCTATGGTGCGCGTCCTGCTTTCCTATAAAATCGGATTTTGTTTGCCAATCCCTCAATGAACGTGTGAGCAAATATAGGCCAACTTTATTAATAAACAATATGACTAAACAAAATAAGTTATAAACATTGCTTTGTTCATAAACTTTATTAATAAGTTTTGTTTAATATCAAAATAAGTTTCCTATATTTGCTAAACAAACAAACAAAAACTTATATTATGAAAGCGCAAATTGAAAGCATTACCAAAACAGGATACGGTCATTGGAGAGTAACCGTTAAACTTGGAAACTACTCTTACTCTTTCACTACCACTGACAGCCAAGCGATTGACAATGAAGATGGCGAAGGCCATAAAACATTACTCAATGAATTTGTGCGCGTGTGTTATGAGAACATTTACGAAAATGAAAACAATTAAAAACAAACAATTAAAACCAAACATTATGAAAGTACAAATTGAATCATCGTTAACTAACCCGTACACAACTGACTACAAGCACGATTTAATAACGCTTGATGGAATAGTAAGATGTGCGACATTATCAACAAGCCTTGCTAAATTAAAAGATAATTTAGATGCGGTGCATACTTCGGGATTTATTTATGGTTTTGGCTCGAATCATTGTTGGGTAAAACAAAATGGGAATGAAAATAGAATCTTATTAATAATAGAAAAATAAACCAACGGGGTTAACAACCCCATTTAAACCCTTATAATATGTACGACATCAATGTATTTTTAGAAAACAGACGCGAGATAGTTCGCGCAATCGAAAAACTTGATTTTAACTTTGATCGTGTGGGCGATTACGATACCGATACCTTTGAATTTGAGATTGATATGGGTAATGTTAGCCTCGTGGTTAACGCAACTATAACGGAGACCTTTGTTGCTTATAGCAGAGAAACACGCGACGAGCCAGCAGACTATTTACTTGAACGCGAATTGAACGAGATTAACGAGGCTTATTATATCACCAGCGAAGGCGATGAAATACCTTGTACCGACAACGAAATTGAAATTATTAAAAACGTAATTAAATCTTTACTATAATGAAAACAGATAAACAAACAACCAAAGAACCTCAATCATTGGCCAGTTACGAAAAAGGTTTATTAATTTTAGCATTGCGCGATTACGATGCCTTTAGCAACAACAAAGAAATAACCAAGATGATTAAAGAAATTACAAACAAACTAAAACTATAATTTATGAACGCTTACCAAACCGAACGCGCTTACCTAAAGGTGATTGACACTATTGTAAGCTGCACTACAAAAGACCAGTTAAGAACTGCTGAGAGAATGGCTGACTTTTTTATAAGCCGCTTCAAAAAGCCGACCGTTTTAAAGTTGAACGTAAAGACATTGATTCAAAACCATTCGATAAACTGTATATGAAAACAGAAATTGCGAATAAAATAGAAACAATGATTACAAATGAGGAGAAGCACCTTGACTGGCTGCAAAGCAACAACGCACCTCAGGAATTCATTGAACTTTCTCGATGGCATATTGTTCATTATTCTGAAAGGCTTAAAGAATATCGAGAATCTTTAGCAACCCCACAAAAAGAGTGGAAAACTTTTATGATTGAGATAGATTGGAGTGGTTATACCACAAAAGAAATAGTGCAATGCGAATCAATGGAAATTGCTGAACGGCATTATGGTGGTGCTATATCAATACAGGAAGTGAAGTTAAACATTGAACCAGTAAATAGTTAACCACCCCAAAATAAACAAAATAAATTAATATGAAAACTGAAATAACAAAAATTTTCCCTAAAGCTGATGGGCGCTGGTTGTGTTACATAAAGCACAACGGAAACAATTACAGACTTTTAACCACTAACAGCAATGCCATAAATAAAGAGAACGGAGAAGGCGATGAAAATTTAATCAATGAATTTTTATGGAACTTTCACGACCAAATAAACGAAAGAGAAAGTTAATAGTTAACCACCGCTAGTCGGTATAAATTGATGAGGATAAATGGAGAAATTAGTTTTTGATTACACTTGTTGTTCTTCACCAGAATGCTGGGAATGGAATGTGCCTTTTGAATATGAATCTAAAGAGAAGTTTGTTTTTGATGTTATTGAAAATCCTATGATTTTAGATAAATTAGGAATAACCTCTATCTATAAATTTCAGATTGACGAAGGAACTATATTTGAAGAAGAATACATCAAAAATATAGATGATTATGTATTAACATTAGATGAATGGTTTTATAAAAATAAACAACCCCAAAATGGAAGATAAATTTTAAAAAAATAGTATGAAAACAGCAGAGGAGATAATGAACAAGCACTTTAAAGAATGTTTTGAAATTCACAAAGAAAAGATTTCCGAAAAGTACATATTTTACTTTCATAAGGCTATGAAGGAATACGCTCAACAGGAAAGCGAAAGGGAGGTGAAGAAATTTAAAAATGAGTTACTAAAAGAAATAGATTCTTGGAATAAATATTTATTAGACAAAATAGTAATAAGCATTGTTAAAACCGATTATTTAATCGAAAAACTAAAGTAATATGCCTCAAAATTATTGCGCACGATGCGGCAAACCTATTGCTGTTGATAAATGGTATCTATGCGATGATTGTGATAGGTTGCAGCCTCGTTATTTAGCAAGCAAGAAGCCACCAATAACACCAGCAGCAAAAACAGCGCCTTTGAATTTATAACTATTGTACCACTTAGTGGAAGGCTTGAAGGTGAATGCTCTCAGGCTTTCTCCTTTTATGTTTGGATTGCTATTCTCAACTATTACAGAAAGTGAATCATCTTTAAGCCAGCTGCTTTTTTTTTTACCTATAATGAATGTCTGCTCGTTCGGAACTTGAATGTTGTATAAACTAAAATTTTTTTCCGTTATAACAGCATCAAATTTAAAGAAAGTGCTATCAATACTAAATGAATCAATAAAGGCAGTACAAGGCAGCTGCTCACGAAATACGTGATTGATTGTGTCGTACTTGAAAATTGATTTATACTTTATCAACACCTCTGTATCTTTTAACTTTAATCTTTTTTCTATTGCCAGCACCTCATCGCTCTTTTGGTCAACCAATAACTGCATCGCAGCATTATACTCAATTAGATTACCATTTGCATCTTCATACTCTTTAACCTTGTCGCTATAATTCTGCAAGTCAATAACAAGCGATGTGCTTCTTTTTCTGTCGTTGCACCCTTTAAATAATAGCATGATAGTAAGGAAGCCCAGCACTAAAATTGTTATATCTCTTATTGCTACCTCCTTATTCATTGCAGTCCCCTTTCTTATATCCTCTACCGTTCGGACTTTCTTTGTCAACGGTCAATATCTGCATTCTATTTGCGCCATCTTTATAACTAACATGAATCCAAGTTGGTTCACCGTTTACTGGATGCTCACAAATTAGCTGATCCCACTCTAAATTAGCTTTAATGTGTTGAAAAAGCACAGAATTTTTAATCTTACCATTGCCAGTAAAGTCTATCGCTTCACCTTTGCAATGTTGCGACTTCGCTTGTCCGAACTTATCAACTGCACCACCGATGGCTTTATTAAGAATAGGTGAGCGATAAAAAGAATTAATCTTTAAAGGTACGTTTGCAAATTTGCGCACTGGTTCAAAGCATTTCACCGCCACCGTTACCATTGCTTTCAAGTGCTCTAATGTTGGTTCGTTGCTTATACCTTTTGCTTTTGCCGTTGGGCTGTTTACTGCCTCCTCATAGCTTATGTGTGTGCTTATCTTATCCATGTGTTGCATTGTTTTTTTCTTTATCGGGTGTCTTCATTACGTGTTGAATAAACGCGCCAAATGATATGCTGAATGCTGTTTCTAATTTTGCTATTAACACCTCATTATTTTTAGGGTACTCAACAAAAAAAGCAAGTATAAAAGCAAGCGCCAAAATAGCACCTATCATGAAGCCTATAACATAACGTGCCTTAGCCTCAGCCTTTATCTTTTCCCACATCGTCATAGTTCGTACGAAATAAAAGCTATATTAATTTCATCTAAACTCATTTCGCCACTCCGTTACGATGTACAACGTATATATCTCTTTCCATTGCGCTCAATCTTTTATCAATAGAGTAAAGTTCAACACTTAATTTAGTCATTGAATTTTCAATACTATTTGCTTTCTCCGTTATCTTATCTACTTGCTGAATTAATCTATTTAAAAAGTACGCTATAATCGCCACAAAAATACCGCCTACGCTTATTAATATAGTTATAGATTGAGGATTCATTTAGCAGCGTCTTTTTCTTTGATTATTAAATGCAGATTCAAAAGTAATATCAACTGGCAATGCTTCTTTTATATTGTGTCGAGGTTCAAAACCTCCCGAACCTTTAACGTACACGCTAATAAATTCATCAGGATTAGTATTGTTGTAATCTGTAACAATGATTTCATCAGCTTGCAAAACGTCTGTCTTAACAAAACTTCTCGTGCTTTGTTCAATAGGTTTTAACTTTAAAATGTACTTTTCTTTTTGCTCATCAACTACCCATTGCTTCTGTCCGTTGTTATATTCCACTTCTTCGCGCGTGTATTCGCTTGATGTGAATCCAAACATACCTTTAAGCCTTATTTGATTATACCAATTGATTGAATTAAAATCTATGTAGTCAGTTTGCGAACCAGCCGCGCCACGAATTCCATTTGTGTAAGTTTCTATTCTTACAGTCCCGTTAATTAAAGCTGGCGAATATTCAACTAAACAAAATGAATTTGAGTATAAAGATTTATTGCCGAGTACCGTAGTAATAACATTCTTTAATCGATACAATCCAGCGCCATCGTCTAAGATAACTAAGCGCATATCTAAGAGATAACCAATGTACTTTCTATTATCGTCATCGCTATTAAAGTTAAGCGCGTAGAACGTACCGAAATCATTATTATTTAATGTTTGTACATCTGTGAATGTTCCGCTCGCGTCTGCTTTTTGTAGTGTCATTACAGCAGCAGAAACTAAAGGAGAAAGAACCCATAAAAAAGAAGTGCTATCATTTTTTAGTACGTCATCGCTTGACGTACTCGCAAAGAAGGTAGTTTTAGAGCAACATTGAGCAACGGGTGAAGCTGGTATAATGCCACCAATACTCGGCACGTCCTCGATAGGGTTAGTGCCTATGATAATGAAATTAGCTTTTATGCACTCTCCCGTTGGCATCGTTTAATCTTCTTTAGTTTCTTCGACTTCGATTGATTCGATATACTTCATTAATTCTTTTGCTGCTTCAAAACAAACATCGTGAGATTGTTTTTCAACTGCTGCCTTTGTGCTGATGCTGTAAATGTAGTTTAACGCGTCTGCTAATTGTTTTTTTTGTTCTGCTTTCATGTTGTTTATTTAATTATATTGCTTCTAAATTTAACCCGATGATTGAAAACAAACCTGCTGTTGATGGCACGTTTACTTCAAAGTAATTAACTGCTAATAACGATGCTTCGTAAATAGTATCTACGCGAAGTCCTACGCCTTTTAAACCGTTTTTACTTAGTTCTTCATCACCCGTTATTTCAATTCCTACGCTCTCTAATTGGTCTATTTTTGGTAAAGGATGATATGTGTTTGTTGTTACACCATCAACCGTTTCCGATACTAACTTTTGAGGGAAAGCGTTAATATTCATTACTCCCACATTTGAATTAAAGTTCTCGATGAAGAAGTAAATATCTTGACCTATTGGCATTTCTATTCCGCTGAATGTGAATGCCGTTTCTGCTGTGTTGGTTATTTTTAACATATATTTTTAAATTAAATTTACTTTTCCAATTTTCACCGTCCCCGTTGAATATTTGACTTTGAAATGCAAATCATTTGTAGCCTCTTCGATATAAAAACTCAATTCATTATTTGCTAAATCTGCATCGGGTATAACAGCGTTTTTGGCTCTAAAAATACAATATAAATCGTCTTTTATTGTTAGTGCTGATACGCTTGCTGAATTTTGAAATAATGCCGTAGTTGTTGCTGATGTTGAGCCGCTGCCTTTGACATATAATCTTGCTGCATAGGGTCCAAAAGCGCCCACCCCAAAATCGCCTATAATTCCAGCAACAGCAGAATTCGCATCTATCGCAAATATATTGGCATTAGCGCTATTTCTATAAAGAATATAAGCGCCGTTTGAATCTAATCTTTGAATAATGCTTTCTGTTCCTGTATTATTTAAGGCGAAAAATCCAGCACTCGCTCCAGCTACAGAAACTTGTCCAGCATCGTGGCTTAATACAATAATTTTTGACCACGAAGAACCACGAAAATACGTTGTATAAGCCGCCACGTCGCTTTGAATGTAAACATCCGTTCCTCGTAATACATTAAAATTCGTATTAGTGGCAGGATTACAATGAAAATTTGAATTAATATAATTGGCTGAACTCCCAAAATCAATGGTACTGTTACCACTTAATTTCAATAAATTGCCGCCTCCAGAATTTAAAATTTGCAAATATTGTGTTGCCGTTCCGCCACTTTTAAGTGTGAATGTTCTCGCGTCGTCTGCTGATGTTAAGTTTGCTGAACCTAAGTTAGATGCCGATACAGCCGCCCACGAAGGAATGCCACCACCACTTACCGTTAACACTTGTCCCGAAGTTCCGATACCTAACTTTGCAATCGCTGTTGTATTGCTTGCATAAATCAAATCACCTGCTGTATATGAAGTTTGACCAGTACCACCAAAGGCAGCAGCTATTGTCGTTGCTTGCCAGTTACCCGTTGCCACAATACCATTGCCGCCCACAACAAAAGTTGATGAGCCAGCAATATTTTTTAGTTCTAAAACTGAATTTGTATCTAAGGATTGACCGCTTCTAATAACTACACCACCTTTAGCAACAGATGTTAATATCTGCGGTTGCGTGGATGCGTTGTATGCGCTTTGTAGCGTTATTGATAGGTCAGCATTCAACTCAGTAAGTAATACAGAGTAGTTTAATTTTTGCGATTGATAAACATCGGGAGAAGTCGAAATTAACTTACTCACATCCATAAGGTCGCCACTCGCTAAGGCTGTAACGCTTGTTATATATTCGCTAATCTTCTCGCTCATAAATTCAAAATTAAATTATTTTTTTACTCACAAATTTATTTATTCAAGTTGTTTTAGAATACCATCCTCCGTCGCTTTAAATATACCAGCTTCCGTCAATTTACCATCTGCTGGAGTGCCGTTGTAAATTCTCGCATAAAGCGTTAAAGTTCCGCCCGTTGGTATCTTAGTGTTGTCTAAGTAAGCCGTTGCCGTTATCTCATTTCCGCTCAATACTAATTCAATCAAACCACCATTACCATCATTCTCAAACCATTCGCTCGCAGCAACTGGATAAAGAGAGTCAATAGTATGCAAACCACTAATTCCACCGCTCTCGTACACCTCAGCAGCAAAGCGAACGAATACGCTTGGTAAATCTATCGGGTTAGTGTTTTCAAACACCGCAACTATTTTAGTTTTCGCAAAGCCTTGCACAAATTTATTCGTGCCGTCTGTCAATTCGTTATTACTAAGGTCGTATGCTTTTAAAGTCTTGATAGTCCAATCCGCACCAGTTGAATAGTTGTAAGCGTCTAAGGTTATTTTATCCTCAAAACTTAAAGCGTTTCCATCGTTTATTAAATCTAATTGAATCACACCTTTAATATTGAATGGCGCTGCATCGTATCTGTACCACAAATTATTATACCCGTTATTCGGTAATGAAGTATTAAAAAAAGCAGCATTAACACCCAGCAATGACCTCCAATATTCCCAACGGAATAAGATAGGAAAATCAATCTCATAATAATAAAGATTGCCAGCATCTAAATCACTCCTACGCTTAACGATTATGTTTTGAAAAAAGTCTTCACCGCTCGGTATAAACGGGCGCGGTTGGTTGATGCTTATCTGCATTATATCACTAACCTTCGGCTGTGTGCTTAAGTTAAAACTAAACGAATCTAAATCGAATGAGTCGCCCGTCGAATTCTCAGCTATAATCTTTGCTGTTATACTTGTAAAGTCCGTATTGATTTCGTAATCAAAAGCAATGATTGAGCGAATCACAATAGCATCAGTCGGGAAAGCCTCCGTAGTTAGTACACCGTCTTGCGCTTGGTCTGCCATTGTTACAATCGTGGTATCGAAAACAATCAAGCCATCGTTTGAAGTATCAATATAAAGGTCGTTTGCATCGACTAAGAGCGTAACTCTGTCGGCATTATCAATAGTTAAAGAATCATCAACTACATCAAAGGTCATACAATAACGCTTACCACTCAAAGCACTTAGATGAGTAACATCACCAGCAGAAAATTTAAAGTTGCCCGTTACCCTTACTGTACTACTGCTAATATATTCCACGTTCAAGTTCTCAATGTAATCACCCGTCGCTGTTGTCGCGTTGTTTGTAACCGTTGTCTGAATCCTATCAATGTAAAAGTTTTCTTCAACTGTCTTTGCTGCATCGGTATAATCTATCTCATCACTAAGTAAAGAGAAGCCTAAAATACAAGCCGTTGTATTCAATACGAATGGCGTATCTGTTGCGTTTGTTACATCGAAGGTAAACGTGTTTAAATTTTGTGAAATCTCAACACTTGGCAAAGTAATATTTGTTGGTGTTTTGTGAACTATTGCCGTATGCGAATAGTTAGTAAGGTCTGTATTGAAGTTCTCATCAAACCACCCCACATTACCTTTATTACTTACGAATGAACCTATTTGCTTTTTGTTCGGGTCAGTCCTAAAATATAAGGCTTCAAAGTTAGAAATGTATTTTAAAGAATTTGTGTTATCGAAGTTATACGGCTTAATGCCAGTAAGCAAATCATTATATTCACCCTCGATGTAATAAGGAATAACCAAAAAGTTGTGCGTTATCTCGAAGTATTGAAAGTAAGCATCAACACCATCGCCTTTGATTGTTGCGCCTCCACATTGCCAAGACTTAGCACCAACACCAACGAATGGCACGACCGTACTTGTATCTGTTGCATCTAAATCAAAGGCTAAATACTTTTGCACGCTGCCATCAATTTGACTGATATAAGAAGGTGCATTTGCATTTTCTATCAAGTTGTAAAAGTAGTTCAATGCTGTTATCGGTGTTGTACCTATAATCTCTGCTGTGCTGCTTAACTCATTAACAAGCGATGTTGTTAGTCTTATTTCATTTGCACTTATAATAGCTGCTATCGTATAGCTGCCATCGTTGGAAGTAGTGCCATTAACATCTATTGTATCGCCCAAATTAAACTCAGCAAATAAAGGACTATTGCATCTAATGATTTCATCAGGGTTAGGATAGCCCGTAGTAGGTGCGAATAGAATTTTAGTTGAAGCCGAAGCAAAAGCAAACCAGCCCACTGATATATTGATAGTTGATGTTACGCTATTAAGCACATTGCCTAAAAGATAATCAGTTGAACCGCTTGTTAATTCGCTATTAAACGAAATGCTATCTACTCTTACTGCCATACGTTTGCATTTTATTTAGCGCACCGTTTAATTTATCCATTGCCTTCTTAATATCCTTTGTATTCACCGCCTTATTTACTTTGTCCTTATCCTCAGGCGACAAAGTATTAATCATATTTTCTGCAAGGTTTTGAAACAAAGAAGCGTTAGATGATAAATCGCTTAGAACCTTCATCGCCTTTTGTAAATCCTTTGGGTTAATTTCCGGTTGCTTCATTTGTTGTTGGTGTTTTAAAGTTGTTGTAGTATAATTTGTTTACTCTGTACTTGATATTCGCGCTCTGTCTGTACACGTTCCACTCTAAAGAATCAACAAGCGCGCTCTCTCCAAAATTAGTCAATATTCTGTTGTCTAATTTTACTTTTTGATAATCCTCGAAACAAAAAGGCACGTTATCAAAAGTGCGCTTAATATACTGATTATGCTTTCCTGAGATTGGATAAAAGGAATTAATAAAATGATAGTTATCCCAAAGATACTTTGCGTTAAGTGTTTCATCTACATCTGTTTTACGTGGTGTGCTTCCTTCTTGAATGATGAATATTTTAGGTACGTTCACAAAGTCGTTTTCAAGTAGTAACATTCCAAGTCTGTCGGTGATTAAATTACCTAAAACAACTGGAGGGATATTCTCAGGCGCCTGTAAATTAAAATTAATGTCTATTCCAACAAACGCCAGCGCATCAATTAAATCATTAATTAACCCTATCACCGCTTGCAAGGCATCAATAGCGCCATTAATAATCAACACAAACACATTCGCAACCGCGCTGAATGTATCTAAGATTGCTCTAAATACTTGCTCGGGGAAAGTTAACGATGTTTTCTTTTTACCAAGTGCAAAAGGAAAATCTATACGCTCATAGCCTTTGTACAATAGATTGAATTGATTGTTAACGATGTTAGGCTGCAAGGTAATTTGATACGCTGTACCCTCGTATTTATCAATCGTGTTTTTATCGTTTAAATCTGTTTGAAACTTTAAATAGTAACCGCTTTTAAATTCATCAGCATTAAAGCCATTCCAATCGTTTCTTAAGTCAGGCAGTTGATAAGTTGTTGCTGGGAATAAATCGTAATCTCTACGCTCAATTATTAACGTACCATTGTTAATTATAATCTTCGCGTTAAACATCAATTTAATATCTCGCAACAACTGACCAAACGTGCCTTTGTAATAACCTCTCATCTCAGGTTCATTAGGATTAAGAAAGCCTAAAATACCATCGGTATCAGGGTTCTGGTACTTCTCAGGTAGTATCACCGCGTCCGCTAATTCACCGCTAAATATTGACGATTGAAAAGTGTAACCAAAGTGAGCGCAACCAATTTCTAAAAGGTCTTTGATCCTCATCGCTTGATGATACTTAACAGGCTGAATAATATAGTTGAAAGCATCGTAAATTAATTTAATCAAAGTCGCCAAAAGCGTAATGAAATAAATGATTTCCGCGATCAACTCAATGATACCACCCACCGCTTCCCAACCAGTACCTATCTTGCTTATTGCTTTTGATATATCTTTGCCCGTAACAATCAATGAATTAGTAATAACGAAAGCGGAAATTATAGCTAAAAATGCTTCGCCAGCTTTTGGAATTGTATTAATAACGTAAGGTATATCAATAAACTTGTTGTTAAATAATGATGGTTGTGTGTCGTATAAGAATTGAAAGTCTACGCTATCAGCACTTTCATTTAACCAATCAATTTTATGTGTTTCTTTTGCGCTTGCTGTTATATCGTTATCGCTAACCTCAACATTATCGCTTAGGTCTAAATAGCCATCGAAGATAACATCCGTTGTCCCTAAGTGCTCTAATTCTATTTTAAAGGGCAAACCTTCAAAGATACCCGTTGATGTTGTGTAATTGCCGTAAATAGTACCAGCGCCCAATAGACCGCCATCGATGTAATCTTGAATAGTGCCAGCGTTATCGCGCACGAATCGCCACTTGTTGATTGATACCTGAGCCGTTGGCGCATCTTTATCAAAGTTAAGTTGAATGGACAACTCCTTTTGATTTGCTGGAGGTTCAATAGCTGCACCGTTAAGATAAAATATTGTCTTCATAATCTACGCTTTCCAGTTGTTACGTGCTTAATAACCGTCTTCATTCCATCTTTAACAATCTCCTCCACTCGTTCACCTTGCGCGTTCCAATTCACTTTTATCTCTTGTTTGTTTTTAATTGCTTGTTTCAATTCTCCCAACTCTTTTGTTAATGTGTACACTATCGCAGCACTTTGAAAACTATTGCCGTTTGACTTCATTGGCGCGTCCATGTCAGGTAATATCATTTGCTTAACGTAATCATCAACTAAGCCTTTATTCATGGCTGTAACGAGTCCGCTGTATTGTTGTGTTGCCTTTGCCGTTACTACCGATTCACCATGTGAGAATGCAATTAAATTACTATCACTCGTTCCCGTTCCTTTACCTTGAAAGTCCTCAACACCGCCAGCAAACGCGCCCGCTATTGTTGAACTAATCGCCTTTGCAATTAAGGTATCAGCAAGCGCACCAGCTAAGGCTTGAGTAGTGTTTTGTTTATTATCTAACCTACTTTGATACGAACCTAAGAACGCGCCAGCTAATTGTAAAGCCTCCTCGCGTCTTCTCTCTGCTTCCTTCTCACGCTCTAATTTTACTTGCAACTCCTCGCGCTTCTTTTCTTGATATGCTAAAGTGTTATCTAAGCCTTGAGCAGCTAACTCTTGCTGTCTTTGCACCGCTTCATCTTGCTTTTTAATCTCAGCATTTAAGCCATTTTGAACTATCTCGCTTCTTCTTTTAGTCCCTTGTTCAATGCCTTGTAATACTTGTTGCTGTACTCTTCTTTCTTGTGCTAATTCATCTTGTTGCGCTTTCTTTTTGTCTGCCAATGCTTTATCTTCTATTTCTTTTTTCTTTGCTGCTTCTTGTTCAGCTAATAGTACAGATTGATTGTAAGCCTCCTCATTAGCTTCCATTTCAGCTATCGCTGTTTCATCAATTATTCTTTGCGTTTCTTCTGCATTGTTTATATCGTCTTCTACTGCTTGCTCTTTTATTTCCGTTACTTCATTGTAGGTATTTTTTACGGTTTCTATTTTACTGCTTTCCGATTTCTCTCTTTCGGCTCTTTCAAACTCTAATCGCGCTGCCTCTATTTCTGTTTGCTTATCCTTTATTTGTTTTTCTAAATCCAACGCTTCTAATAAATTTGCATCTATTTCCGCTTGTGTTTGAAATCGCGTTTCAGCGCTTGCTTTTAACCTAAATAATTCTTCTCGTCTTATTTCTTGCTCTTTATTAAATATTTCAAGTTGTGTCGCGCCTTTTGCTTTTAGTATTATTAACTCTCTATTTAATACATTAACACCTTCATTACTTCTCGCTCTTAACTTATCGCTTTTTTCTATTATTTTTTTGTAAGCATCATCTGTTTTTAAAATTGCTTCTGTTAATTTTTTCTGCTTTTCTGTTTCTTCCTCTACTGAAAGACCTAAATCATCAAAAGCACCAGCTAAGGCAGCAATGCCAACAATTAACGCGCCCACACCCGTAGCAAGTAATGCAATTCTAAACGCTTTCATTGCGCCAGTAGAAGCACCAACAGCAAAAGCATATATTCCTTGCGCTGCCGCTGCTGCCTTAGTTGCTACGTTGTTTAAAAACATCATCGCAGCACTTTCCTTCTGCAATAAATTTTGTATTTCTTGAATCCCAGTTGTTACAGCCATTATAGCTTGTAACTTTACCATTGTTTCCTTCCACTCTTCGCTATTCTCTCCTAATAACACTAACGCGCCCTCTGTTACTTGGTACGCGTTGGCTAAAAGATTGACACTACCTACCATTCCATCAATGGTTTGCGTGTCGCTTGCCATTGTTGTAATCTCTGCTTTCGTGTCGGCTATCGTGTCCTTTAGTTCCGCAGCACGTTGTCGCATATCTCTAAATGCTGCCGTATCTCTTTGCCCAGCACGTTCTAAATCTATTAATTGACGCGTTAAGTCTTTAAGTTCTGCTGTTGCGCTTGAATAGTTACCTATGCTTCTGTGAAATTCTTTTACACTTTCCTCTGCTTTTCTTACGCTGCCATCTAACTTTTTGAACTCACTTAATAATTCTTCTGGTGCTTTTTTCCCTTCTGTTGATAGTGTTTTTAATTCTCTTTTTATTTGCGCTAACCTCGTGACTTGTTTTTCATAAGTCGTAGTCATATTGCTATTCAATATGATTCGCTCTTTATTGGCTTGGTTTTGTTGCTTGATTAGAAGGTTTAATTCTGTGTTTTCCTCTATATCATCGCTATTTAATTTATTTAGCTTTGCTCTTAATGCCGCTCTTTCTTTTTCAATTTGCGTAAGTTCTTCTTCTGCTTTCTTTTGTTTCTTCTTTACAGCGTTTAACGCTTCAATTTCCTTTTTTAAATCTTCAATCTGCTTGGTTAATTTAGCAACGTCATCAAGTGTTTGAGGCGATGCAATAGCGAACCCTTCTGTTGATTGTTTAGCCTTTGTCTTTAACGCGTTTTGAATGTCGGTTACAACCTTTAATAATTCTTTTGCTTCCTCAACGGCAGATGTGAACGCGTCCTTTGCGATTATATCCTCTCTCGTTATTTTACCGCTTTCAGCCATTTTGCTTAGGTCTTATTTTTTTTAATGCTTTGAAGTAGGTGTAATATTCTGCTACACTTACTTTTTTAATATCAATTTGAAATCCCATCTCATGTTCTAACACTCCCTTAATTTCGTAAAAGTCGGAACGGCTGTTAGTTTCTGCTTTCAATGCTTCAATCTCTATTTGACAAATCTTAATAAATGCGCTCAAACTTCTATCTTCTGTTATTGCCATTCTCGCTTGTAACAATACCAATTCTTTCTCCTTCTCCAAAGCCTTTATAAACGATTCACTAAAGCCAAAACGCTCTATGAATTGCGTCATTACCTTGTTACCAAAGTACGAAGTAAGTAAGCCGGCTTTGCCTTTTTTAGTTAACCATTTATCGTCCTTATCTTCGTGCCACTTGAACCAATTATAAATAGGCATCTCCTCAATACTAACCCAATAGTTCTTTGCGTATGCTTTCAATAAAATACGGTGTAATAAGTTCACTAACCATTTGCTTGCTCTCTTTAGTAAGCCCAAGAACATCGGGATAAACTTGCGCCAAATCTGTGTTTTCTTTGATTGTGTCGGCTGTGATTTTGAACCCGTCATTTTCTACTTTTATCCTAAATGATTTGTAAAATTCTCCCGTATCTTTTAACGTGATGTGGTCTGTCCTCCCGTCGTTACCCAAACTTCGCGCTAAAGGCTTGTAATATTGAACCGTTATCGTGGCATACTCACCCAAAGAACGACCTTCACTATCTATACCGCCCTCGTACATTTGCTCTAAATTGAAATCAATTATCTGCGCTTGTACGTTGCTATCCTTCAATATTTCAATAAACAATCTGTCCGCTTTGCTTTCTAAGCCGATTATTTTTCTCAACAAATCAGCTAAGGCTTTCATTGTTTACTCTTCGCTTTTCTTTTTCTTCTTAGGCTTGATTTGTGCATCTGTGTTTGCTGGCGCTTCTTTTAACGCATCTTCCGCCCACACTATACCTTTCGCTTTGCACTCTGCTTTTAGAGTCGCCCAAATCTTATCTAAGCCATCAGTAAGCTGGGGAGTGCCTTTGTACATCGATACAAATTCATCTTTAGTTAAACCAGCTACACCGTAAAGCGCGAAGGTTACACCACCAACTTTTAAAAATTCATTTTCTGCTGCCATTGTTTTAGTTTTAAAAAGGGAGAGCCGAAGCCCTCCCCTTAGTGTATTATATTGTGATATTATTCGCTGTTACCGCTGCGAAGTTGTAACCGTCTTTAGTGATGGTTAAACGAAGCACATCAGCAACCGTTTGCGAAGCAAAGTTAATTTGATACGTTCCGTCTGGGCTTTCAGCAATAGATGTAATAGTTACCGAAGCACTATCAGTTACATTGTAAAGAGCCATATCACCAGCTACTAATCCTTCAACTAATACAGGATTCAAGAATGAACCGTATTGTGTTTTTAAAGTCGCTTTGAATGATGTTTGACCGATTGCGCTGTATGTTGAAGTAACATCTAATAAACCGTTTAACAAGCTAATATCTGTGCTCATTTCGTCTGCCTCTAATGTTCTTAATCTTTCATCTTGTACATCTAAATGCCAATCAAAAGCTAAGTCAATTTTTTGAGTCGTTGCACCTGAACCAGTTTTGATTAATCTTGCAGAAATTGAACCGTTATCAATTCTAATTGGCGCTAAGTAACCAGTGTTAATCATTTCGCCTACTAATTGTTTTGACTTAGTAATACCAAACAAACCCGAAACTTTACATTTCTTATCGTTAATCTTACCAACCATTTGAGGAGAAACAGCACCAGCGTTATTGCCTAAAGTAGTAATCATTGTCTTTACAGAACGAATACCAACTTGTCTTTCGATTTTAGTCTTGTCATCAAAAGTTTCAAAGTCAGAATCTGCGCGCTCATCTACCATGTTCTTAACGAACGGTAAAGGATACCAGCGTAAAGTTTCATCAGCGTTATTTACAAGCGCGGTAAAATAAGCTAAGTTGAATGTATCTGTCAAATCAATTTCATTGATAGTACCATCTTCTTTAAAGTAAGATACTTCGATGAATTTCTCCACTACTTCCATAATGGGGGTACAGCCAAACCCTGTATTTGCGACTGTAAGACTGCAACAATTTGCCATAATTTTAAATTTTAAAAGTTATTATTTATTCATCAAATTTAATTCAATTTATAATTGCCAATTTTTTTTGTTAGCAATACCCACCGCAATCGGTCGGCTTTCTTAATTCAAGCGAAATTCTCAACTCAACACCGCTTAATTTATCCTCAAACAATGTCGATTCAAAGCCTTTGTTATTCACGTAAACACCGAAGCGAGAAAGGTTAGTTAGTTCGTACTCTCTTATTTGTTGCACTCTAACTTGTTTGTTAAGCGTATCAATAAAGTGTTGAACCAATCTTTGCATAGGCTTGATGCTATTGTCGTAAAACTCGTCAATCTCCCACTCTTCAAAATTAGCATGAGTAAGAAAGAACAAACGCAAATCACTTACACGATCGAACTCGTCAACATCTTCATTGAATCTTTCACTAAATATTTCAAGCAAATAGACAAGCGGTGTTTTATCAGTATCAAATTGTCTTTTAGTTAGAGTGATATTGGTTTCTTTAACGGTCCCATGAAAAAAGTAAACCGTTGGCAACGTGAATGAACTAACAA